CTGTTTATAAATTAAGATGTACTAGATTTGAATATGCGTCTGAAAAAATTGATACAAATGTTTCTGATATTAATAAACTAGAAGACAACTTATCAGTAGATCAATTAAATCATCAATTTAGTTTAGAAACTGCAACAGATGGTGGTACTGGTGCAATATTACTTGAGTCATTAACTGGTGAAGTTAATTACTTAATTAATGAAGATTACAATATACAAACACAAACAAGAGATTATGCTGACAATAGTACATACGAATCAGACGCAGGATTTGGTACAACAAGTACAGCAGATGACATATTAGACTTTACAGAAAGAAACCCTTTTGGTGAAGTAGATGAAGGATTTTAATGTTCGGAAAACATTTTTACCATGAAAGTTTAAGAAAAATTGTAGTAGCATTTGGTACTATCTTTAATAATATTGTTATACACAGAAAAGATAGTAGTGGTAATGTTATACAATCATTAAAGGTACCACTTGCATATTCACCTAAAGAAAAGTTTTTAACAAGATTAGAACAACAATCAAGTTTAGATAATAGAGAAGTTGCAATAACTTTGCCTCGTATGGGTTTTGAAATTGCAGGTCTTAATTATGACCCAACTCGTAAATTACAAAGACTTGGTAGATTTAAGGCAGTTAGAAGTGATCGTAGTGATGTAATGGATTATCAATACAATCCTGTGCCTTATAATATATCGTTTAACTTATATTCATTTACAGCAACTGCTGAAGGTGGATTACAAATTGTTGAACAAATATTACCATACTTTCAACCAGATTATACTATAACAGTAAATGCAATACCAACTATGGGTGTTAAACGAGACGTGCCTGTAGTTTTAAACAGTGTTAATTACGAAGATACTTACGATGGTTCATTTACAACAAGACGAGCAGTAAATTACACTATGAATTTTACTGCAAAAACATATTTGTATGGTCCTGTTTATGCGAAAAGAGTTATCAAAGAAACACAGGCAGATAGTTATACAGATACAGAAAATAATCCAAAAAGAGAACAAAGAATTATTGTTGTTCCTAATCCTACAAGTGCTGACGCAAATGATGACTTCGGGTTTACAACAACAATAACTAACTTTACAGACTCTAAAAACTATAATCCTGAGACTGATACAGACGAATAAATACTAATATATTATTATGAAAAAAAACTTTGTTATTTTAGGTGGTGGTACAGCAGGCTGGTTCACAGCTTTGTTTATCAAAAAAGTTAGACCTAACGATAATGTATCTTTAATAGAAAGTACTAAAATTGGTACAATAGGTGTAGGTGAAGCTACAACACCTAACATAATAAACTTTTTTCATTATCTAGGTATTTCTAAAGAAGAAGTAATCAAAAACACAAACGGAACAATCAAAAATGGTATCAGTTTTGAAAACTGGAATGGTGATGGTAAAAAATATTTTCATGCCTTTTATGAACATCTAACTGATTTTAAACTTGACCCTATATTTTCACACGATTGTTTTGAATTTTATTTAAAAAATTTAATTGCACAAAATAAAAACTTAGATGATTATCAGTATTCATCTTTACTTTCATATCAAAATAAAGTAGATGACAAAAACATTTCTTACGCATTACATTTTGACGCAGGTATGTTGGCTGAGTTTTTAAAGAAAAAAGCATTAGAAAGAGGTATTACACACATTGACGCTGAGTTTGAAAGTTTAACTACAAATGATAAAAATGATATTACAAGTATTACATTAAATAACAAACAAACAGTTAATTTAGATTTTATTTTTGATTGTTCAGGTATGGCAAGAAAAATTATAGGTGAACATTATAAACAAAAATGGATATCCTATAGAGATCATTTGCCTATGAAAAAGGCAATCATAATACCAAAAGAAAAAGAAGATTTATTTCCTTACACAAAAGCGATTGCTTTAAAACACGGATGGGTTTTTGAAATACCTTTACAACATAGAGTAGGTAGAGGATATATTTTTGACTCAGATTATATCAATGAAGAACAAGCACTTAAAGAAGTTGAAGAACATTACAATGAGAAAATAGAAGTAAAAAAAGTAATAGATTTTGACGCAGGTAGATTTAAAGATGTATGGATTAATAACTGTATTGCTATAGGTTTATCATCTACTTTTATAGAGCCATTAGAATCAACTTCATTGTTTTTAACAATAGAACAATTATTAGCATTAAATCATTTTCAAAATACTTGGTTTGAAAATAATAAACACGATAGAGAATTGTATAATGAATTGTGTAGTAAAAATATGCAAGAGACTTTAAATTTTGTTTACCTACATTACATCACTAAAAGAAAAGACAGTCAATTTTGGATTGACTTTCCTAATAAACATAAACCACCTAAAGGTTATGAAGAGAAGATAAAACTTTTAAAAGAAAATAATTTTAGACATTTTGATATTTTAGATTTTAAAGTGACTGCAAGTTTTAGAATGACAAGTTATATTCAAGTGGCACGTGGTTTAGATGTTGCTACAAAACCTATTAATGTTAAAAATTTTGAAAACATTAGTCCTTCTATTGATGAATATAAAAAATTAATTGAATATCATGCTAAATACGCACCTACAATGGCTGAGTATTTAACAAAACTATAAATACTCCTATGGGTATTAATGATAAAATAAATGAAGTTTTAGGTATTCCAACAGTAGAAAATATTAAAAACTTACCAGAAAAAAAATCTACTCCTGCTGTACCAAGAGTTGAAGATAAGAAAAAAGAAGATATTGACAACGATTACAAATACAGTAGAGAAAACTACTATAACTTGATTGAGCGTGGCCAAGACGCAATACAAGGTATATTAGATATTGCTCAGGAAAGTCAACACCCAAGAGCATATGAAGTTGCTGGTAATCTAATTAAACAAGTTGCTGATACAGTAGATAAATTACAAGACTTGCAAGGTAAACTTAAAACTTTAAAAGAAGTTCCTAATAAAGCAAATACTAATATTAAACAAGCATTATTTGTAGGTTCTTCAAAAGAATTACATAACCTTTTAAAGAATAAAAATAAAGAAGTGCAAAGTAATGAAGATAAAAGTTTTGAAGGCAAAGTTATCACACCCACAGAAACAGACGTTTCTGATAAGTGAACTAAAGTACATTAAAAAAAGACCTTGGCCATCTTTAATGCAAGGCGAAACAATGCAAGAACCAATACAGATTATAAAACATTACATAAGCGATCAACCTAGAAAAGGTGCAGGTGGTGTTGAATATGTTGAAAAAAAATATTCTGTTAAAAAAGGTAGCAGTAGAATTAATGCAGCCTTATTAAAAGGTTATAACGCAATAGAAGGCATAATAGTAGAATCTTATGAGTGAAAATTATTTAGGTAATCCTAATTTATTTAAAGCAAATACGCAACAGCAATACACCGAAGAGCAAGTAAGAGAAATTGCAAAGTGTATGGAAGACCCTATTTACTTTATTAAAACATATACAAAGATTGTAAACATAGATGATGGTTTAGTGCCTTTTGAAATGTACAAGTTTCAGGAAAAGATGGTAGACACTTTTCATAACAACAGATTTTCTATTTGTAAACTACCAAGACAATCAGGTAAGTCAACTACTATCATTGCATATCTATTACATCAAGTTATATTTAATGATAATATTAATGTTGCAATACTTGCCAACAAATCTACAACTGCTAGAGACTTACTAGGTAGATTACAACTTGCGTATGAAAACTTACCTACATTTTTACAACAAGGTGTTTTAAACTGGAACAAAGGTTCTTTAGAATTAGAAAATGGTTCAAAGATACTTGCAGCTGCAACTTCTTCAAGTGCAATTCGAGGTGGTTCATTTAACATAATATTTTTAGATGAGTTTGCTTTTATACCTGCAAATATATCTGAACAATTTTTTAGCTCTGTATATCCTACAATATCATCTGGTAAAAAATCTAAAGTGATGATTGTATCTACACCACATGGTATGAATATGTTTTACAAATTGTGGAATGACGCAATACATAAAAGAAATGATTACAAACCTATTGAAGTACATTGGTCTGAAGTACCAGGTAGAGATGATAAGTGGAAAGAAGAAACAATAAGAAATACTAGTGAGGCACAATTTGCTACAGAGTTTGAGTGTGAGTTTTTAGGTTCAGTAGATACATTATTAAATCCATCTAAAATTAGAACATTGTCTCATAACAATCCTTTAATATCAAATCAAGGTTTAGATGTCTATGAACAACCACAAAAAGAAAAAGATTATGTAATTACGGTTGATGTCGCAAGAGGTACCGTAAAAGATTATTCAGCATTTGTTGTGTTTGATGTATCACAAATGCCATACAAGATTGTTGCAAAATACAGAAACAATGAAATTAAACCATTACTATTTCCTCATACGATAGAGAGAGTAGCAAAAAATTA